GCTAACTCCTTTATTGCCTCAATGATTAGCGGTATAAGTTTATCATACCATATTGTTAAATATTGATCGTCAATTGGAGCTTCTGTTATAACTTCTGGTAGTATCTTTTTCACTTCTTGTGCACTTAAACCTACCTGACGTCTTTCATTATCATAACCTAGCTCTTTAGCTAGTTCGTTATCTTTATAGTAATAACCACTTAATGCTAAGACTTTTTCTAACGCATTATCTATCTTACCTTCAAATTCTTTTAGTCTTTCATCTGAGTAGTAAGCAGTAATGTTATTCGTAGCTCTTATTTCACCAGCTGTTCCTGACCCACCTGTACCTACTCCTAAGCTATTAACTTGTGCATTTGAGTTAGTAGAGAATCCACCTGTTGGTCCTGTTGGTCCTGTAGGTCCTGTACCACCAGTAGGACCAGTTCCTCCGTTAGAACCTGCAGCACCTTTTTGTCCTTTAGATCCGCCGCCACCAGTAGGTCCGGTACCACCTGTAGGTCCTGTTGCTCCTGTAGCTCCTTTTGCACCTGCGCTACCGTTTGATCCATTACTACCTGCTGGTCCTGTTGCACCTGTGGCCCCTTTTGCTCCGCCCGGTCCTGTTGGGCCCGTTGGTCCAGTACCGCCGCCTGCTCCAGTCGCTCCTTTTGCACCTGTTGGTCCTGTGCCACCACCTGCGCCTGTTGCGCCTTTGGCTCCGCCTGGTCCTGTAGGTCCTGTGCCACCTGTTGAACCTGTAGCTCCTTTTTGTCCTTTAGCACCAGCTGATCCACCTGATCCAGTTGGTCCAGTTGGTCCAGTTGGTCCGGTTGATCCATTAGAACCATTAGAACCTGCCGCTCCTTTTTGTCCTTTTCCACCTGTAGGTCCAGTTCCACCTGTAGGTCCGGTTCCTCCTGTTGGTCCTGTTGATCCAGTAGCACCTTTTGCACCACCTGGTCCTGTTGGCCCTGTGCCACCTGTAGGTCCTGTACCGCCTGTTTGTCCTTTTTGCCCTTTAGCTCCGCCTGGCCCTGTTGGTCCGGTTCCACCCGTAGGTCCGCCTGCACCAGTTGCTCCTTTAGCTCCACCCGGTCCTGTAGGCCCTGTACCACCTGTAGGTCCAGTTCCTCCAGTCGCTCCTTTTTGTCCTTTTGCACCTGTAGGTCCAGTTCCACCAGTACTACCTGTAGGTCCGCCTGCTCCAGTAGCTCCTTTAGCTCCTCCTGGTCCTGTTGGCCCTGTTGGACCAGTTCCTCCAGTTGATCCGCCTGCTCCAGTAGCTCCTTTTTGTCCTTGTGGACCTGTAGGTCCAGTTCCGCCTGTAGGTCCTGTACCCCCTGTTGGGCCAGTTCCTCCAGTTGCGCCTTTTTGTCCTTTTGCACCTGCGCTACCGTTTGAACCTGCTGGCCCAGTAGCACCTGTAGCACCTTTAGCACCAGCACTACCGTTTGAACCTGCTGGGCCTGTTGGACCTGTACCACCTGTTGGGCCAGTTCCTCCAGTCGCTCCTTTTTGTCCTTTAGCCCCGTTAGAACCATTACTACCTGCTGGTCCTGTTGCACCTGTAGCACCTTTAGCTCCACCTGGGCCAGTTGGGCCTCCTGCGCCAGTTGCTCCTTTTGCTCCATCAGAACCATTACTACCTGCTGGTCCTGTAGAACCTGTAGGTCCTGTTCCACCTGTAGCTCCTACTTCTCCTTTTTGTCCTTTAGCTCCACCTGGGCCTGTTGGGCCTGTACCACCTGTAGCACCTTTAGCACCTGCTGAACCTGTTGATCCGCCTGCTCCAGTTGCTCCTTTTGCACCTGCTGAACCTGTTGGACCGGTTCCCCCAGTTGCTCCTTTTGCGCCTGCTGAACCTGTAGAACCGCCTGCACCTGTTGCACCTTTGTCGCCTTGTGGGCCGGTTGGGCCTGTAGGACCTGTTCCACCAGTTGAACCCGTTGCACCTTTGGCTCCTTGTGAACCAGTATTACCTGTAGGGCCTTGAATAGATCCACCACTTACCCATGCTGAACCATCCCAAATATGTAAACTATCATCTGCTTGTACTATATAAGCGTCACCTTTAGTGTTGCCTGAAGAAGGAAGATTGCTTGTTTGAGCAACTTGTCCTTCCATAGTAATACCAGTACCTGTACTACCTGTAGGTCCGCCTGCACCTGTTGCCCCTTTAGATCCTTGTGGACCGGTTGGTCCTGTACCACCTGTAGCTCCTACTTCTCCTTTTTGACCTTTGGCTCCTGCAGAACCTGTTGAACCACCTGCCCCAGTCGCTCCTTTATCACCTTGTGGGCCTGTTGAACCACCTGCTCCAGTTGCACCTTTATCACCTTGTGAGCCTGTTGACCCGCCTGCGCCTGTTGCGCCTTTATCACCTTGTGGGCCTGTAGGTCCAGTTCCGCCTGTAGCACCTTTTGCCCCAGCGGCTCCGTCATCTCCATCACTACCACCTGGACCAGTAGGGCCTGTAGCCCCTATTTCACCTTTTTGTCCTTTTGCGCCCGTTGGACCTGTAGGACCTGTACCACCCGTGGCACCTTTAGCTCCGTCTGATCCATCACCACCTGCTGGGCCTGTAGGTCCAGTTCCGCCTGTAGCTCCTTTTGCTCCAGCAGCTCCGTCATTTCCATCTCCACCCGCTGGGCCTGTTGGGCCTGTAGCTCCTATTTCGCCTTTTTGTCCTTTTGCGCCCGTTGGACCTGTAGGTCCAGTTCCGCCTGTAGGGCCTTGTGCGCCTGTAGCACCTTTTGCTCCATCTGCGCCATCCCCACCTGCTGCACCGGTTGCACCTTTTGCTCCTTGTGAACCTGTTGGACCTGTTGATCCGGTTGGACCTGTTCCGCCTGTAGGGCCTTGAGCACCTGTGGCACCTTTATCCCCATTACTACCATTTGAACCAGCTGCGCCGGTTGCACCTTTAGCTCCACCAACACCTACTTCACCTTTTGCACCTGTAGGTCCTGTCGAGCCTGTTGGGCCATCTGGTCCTTCTGCACCTTGGGCACCAGTCGCTCCTTTTGTTCCTTGTGGGCCTGTTGGACCCGTTCCGCCTGTAGGACCCGTTCCGCCTGTAGCTCCTTTGGCTCCTTGTGAGCCTGTTGGTCCGGTTGGTCCATCTGGTCCGGTTGGACCTGTTGATCCAGTTACACCTTTTGCTCCTTGAGGGCCATTCGGTCCAGTTGGTCCATCTGATCCAGTAGGACCTGTGGGCCCTGTACTACCAGTTGGGCCTTGAGCACCGGTTGCGCCTTTGTCACCTGTAACTCCTACTTCGCCTTTTGCCCCTTGTGGGCCAGTACTACCTGTAGGACCTTGAGCACCAGTTGCTCCTTTTATACCCCCTGCAGGTCCTTGCCATTCTCCAGAGCTATCAATTACTTCAGAACCAGCAATTTTTACACCAGTTACGTCTAATACTCCTGTTTGGGAGTTTCCGTTAAGTTGTGGGAAGGCTTCTAGAACTGCTGCTGTAAGACGTAAATCTACAGCATCATTTTGGGAGAATGCACGTGCGGAAGTCCCGTCCTGAGCACGTACGACGGTAATCGTGTTACTGCTTATACCAGTAACCTTTACGATTTCTTTATTTGTTCCGTCGTCAAACGTAACAAAAAACGACTCTCCGCTATTTAATGATGGGAAAACTGAACCATCTGTGACACCTATACTTGTGGCACTATTGGTTATGTTACCCGATAGGGTTGTAGTCGCATTGTTCTTAAAAACAATAGCCAACTTACATCTCCTTTATAATTATGAAACAGTTACCGTCCAGGTAATTGTCATAGCGTCGTTAGCCCCTTTGTTAACTACTGAAAAAACGGTTCTACATAACATAGTTCCACCAGAAGAAGCATTTAAAATAGCTGCTTCTTTGACGGCACCAGTACCAGTACCAGCTGCGAAAGTGTCAACATAAACAATATCAGCACCTGATACAGTTGTTGATGTTAACGCAGTTCTAGCTAACTCAGTACCTAAAGCAGTTTGACCTGCTGCAGCCGCTGTGTCACCAGAACCTATCGCCATGTGTGACATTGCAGTAGCTGAAGCATCCTTCATTCTACTAGCAACGTAACCTTTTCCTGCAGTAACAACTAAGTTAGGAACTTCTTGAACGATCTCGTCATTGAGGGCAATGGTTAATTTACCTGTTAATTTTAAGCCGTCATTTAACATAATTTCTCCTAGTTAAGTGTATTACTATTTAAAGCCGATGCATTCAAAGCGCTTTGTCTATTAGCGTTCAGTATACTTATCGACTCACTTATTGTAGCACTATCTTGTGCTGATTTACCAAGACTAAATGAATGAGTTTCGGTAATATTTAAGCTATCTGCTTTAGCTACAGCGTTACTAAACGTTTGCACGTCAGTAAAACTAAAGCTATCAGACTTACTTAAACTGGTAGATAACGTTTCGTTATCTGTAAAACTAAAGCTATCTGACTTACCTAAAGCAGTAGATAGTGTCTCACTATCTGCAAAGCTAAAGCTATCAGATTTACTTAAACTTGTATCTATTGTTTCATTATCTGTAAAACTAAATGAATCTGTAAAACCCCCTGGAGTAAAGTCTATAGCATGACTTTCTACCATACTAAACGTGTCAATTCTGGTTTTAGCCCAATCGTACGTAAGCACATCTGCCATAGAGACTACGTTAGTTTTATTACTTGTTACATCCGTAGCTAATGGATCTGATAAAGAAGTTCTATCATCTAAAGATATAGTGTCAGCAAAAGAACGTTCAAACGTTACTACCCTGGAAAGTACTTCTGACATAGACACACTATCTGTTTTACCTAGACTAGGCTCTAAAACTTGGCTATCTGACATAGTAGTTGTATCAGATAAAGCTTTACCCATAGCGTAATTTAATATTTCTGCTACGGACACGGTCTCGTTATGTGCCCCGGAGAATGACACGACAGCTGCGTCAGACATAGTAGGCGTATCTGTAAAACTTAAACCTAAAGTTCTTAATATGTCTACGTTTTCAGTAAATCCTACAGAGTCTGCAAAAGGTTTAGATAATTCAAATACGTGAAACTCTGATAGGTATGCAGCGTCATCTGCACGTTTATCTATGTCATAGCTAAGTACATCTGTATGGCTAAAGGTATCGGTAAAGATTCTATCTAATGTATCTGGATTTAGATATAGGTCAGTAAGTTGTAGATTAACGTGTGTTACTTGGCCTTTAAGATCAACATGCGCAATGCTACCTTTTAGGTCTACAAAAGAAGTAACACTTTTTAACTTAGACATTAGTCAAAGTCATCGCGGACTTTAAATTTAATTAAGTCCTGAACAGTATGTATTCCTCCTCCTGAAGAAGTAAATTCTATCTCGCCTTCAAACGTTCCTGCTGTAGTCCAAGTTCCACTTGGTATAGTAAAGTTGACTCTACCATTAGAAGCGTCTGCGATCGCGCCGGTTATAGTTTTTATAAGTGTTGTTTGTCCGACTTCTCTTATTCTTAGTTTTACAGAGCCACTAGATAAACTTAGAGCTGCCCAAGTATCTGAGTTTTCTGTATCTAACGTCTTCCCACTTGCAGCGGTATTACTGTCTTTTAATGTTGTTTCTAAAACCGGTAGTGTGTCTCCCACTACAAATTTTATTGTGTCTGAATATGCCATAATTAATTTTACCTCTCTAATGCCCTAGTGTCGAGTTGGCTATATATAGGAGCATAATCAAGTGGTGATGCTTCTCCTGAGATTGCATCATATACTCTTTCTGCTCCGGGCCCTAATATAGGAATAAGAGGCCCTTTGCCATATTGTTTATCTTCCATAATTAAGGGTAAAGCTAAAGCTGGTGCCCCCATCATACCGCTTCTGTCCAGCACCTCAAACCAATACTTACCACCAGACATATCTTTAGAAGCTCTATAATTTACTCCAGGGTCATTAGGACTAACTCCTGGTAGTGCGTAAGATAGCCCTATTTTAAACCTTTCCCTTATATCCCATCCTATCATTGTTAGAGGCATTAAAAGTGCTGCTCCAAAGAACAAAGGCATTAAAGCTGGAGTTATGTTGCCTGTTTCTTTATACCTAGTATTTCCTTCTCTGAATAAGCCCCCCATTATATTTTTACCATATGCGTAGTAGAAAGATTTAAGTTGCCAAACAATTGCCCAATGTGGGTCAGAAGCCCATATAGGTCTTTCTGCTGCATTTGGTCTTACAATAGACTCATCTACAAACCTACCCAAAGCTGCTGCTACTTCTGGGTGTGCTTCTATATTACTACCACCATTTTTATATGCGTTTATCTGTTGGCCGGTTACACCCAAGTCTGCTAAATATCTTTCTGATAAAAGTACATCAGCGTCTCCTTCATAGCCTTTGTCTACTATTTCTGCATGTTTTAACAAGAAATCTCTAGCCATACCTGCAGCAAATTTTCTAGTAAACACTGTCCATCTTTCTAGTTGTGTAAATCTAAACCAGCTATTTGTAGCTTTTCTAGCCCACAAAGCTGAACCATCCAGTTCACCTGCATATAAAATTGTATGTGCCATAGCTTCTCTACCATTAGAACCTATGTCTCTAGCAAGTTTTTCTCCCTCACCTTTGCCCATAGCAGCAGTTATATTATTAACAATTGATTTTAAATCTAAAGCCCTGCTTCTTAAGATGGGTCCTGCTGAATCTGGTACAGAAGCAAACACTGCCATACCCAAAAGAGTAATTACGTTTAAAGTAAGCATGCCATCATTAATATGCCTCCAAGCAGTATGTCGTATAGGATCTATCCTACCAAGCATTGCATTTACTGCATCTCTAGCATGTCCTTGCTCTTCTTCTGGCAGCATGTCTATTAGTTGTTTAATTCTTCTACTACCTCCTCTTTTCTGTAGTTCTACTTGTCTTGTTATATCTCTTAAATATTCTATTATTGCAACTTCGCCCGGAGCGGCTAGTCCTTCTTTAACTAACGTAGGTGTATCTAGTCCTTCCCACAATATGGCTCTTTCTTCCGGCATACCTAGTCCATACCCAGAGTCTTTATCTAAGTTGCTAGCAGTGTCTACATTTTTTTCATTGTTTGTAATAATTGCTTCTACAGCTTTTGCAACATCTGCGGGTTTACTAGTTGGGTTTGCTTCTAGAAGAAGTTCTATAAGTTTTGCTTTTAACTTAGGGTTAGCGGCAATATCTGCTACTAAAATAATACGAGGAAAATAATTTGCTCTTCTTTTAATGTCACTTTTATAGAACTGTCCAGTTTTTGGATCACGTTTAAATATTTCATATTGTTCTAATTCTAAAATATCGTACACATCAAATAAGAACTTACGTACAACTTGTGCTTTTGGCGATAGAGCCTCTGTTACTATTTTTTCGTCCTGCGCTTCTCTAAATGCATCTATTTCTTCTTGGGTAAAGGCGTTGTCATTTATCCCAGTAACAGCTTGTTTGATTGCATCAAAACCCTCTACATCTTTACCGTCCATGTCTAATCGGTTTACAAGATCGTTAACTAGCTGGTTTAATTTTCTGTTTGATTCATTTATAAGCCCAGGTGTTCCTTTTTCTCCGCTAACTTTGTGAAACATTTGACCTAGTTCTTTACCTGTTTCTTGGTCTTTGCCCAAAGTATCTAAGAAACCACGAGCAGTAAAGAAAAACTTAGTAAGCCACATAGGTACTTTGCCAGTTTTTATCATTCTATCTGCGTCTTTATTTATCCTACGTAAAAACTTAGTGCTCATTTTACTGCCGAAGAGGTCATCTATAAGTTGCTCAGCGTGAGCCCTATCTTGGAAATTTAAGTCTGTTCTTTCTTCAATGATTCCTGCTATACCTTTCATAAAGTCGCCGACAGTTTCATCGTATGTGAACCTTCCTTGCATGTAAGGCGCTACCATGTTTTTCCCGGGTATAATTTTGCTTTGTGTATCAGCTTTAGCAATATAAAAAGCAAGTAAACTGTCAACCATTGTATTAATATAGTTATCAGTTAAGTTTTTAGAATTAGGAATAGTTCCTTTTTCCAGATCAAATAAACCAGCTGAAACTTTATCAACAAACCATTCTTCAAAACCATTTTCTTCAAAGTATTGGCCGCCTGCAAAACCTTCTTTAATTTGTTGTTCTTTAGCTTTTTCAAACTCTTTCATAAACATATTTCGTATCACGGGATTTTTTAGGATTTTAACCATTTGTTCCTTAAAAAAGCTATGTCCTAATTCATGCCCCAGGACAAGGTGTAATAATCCAAAATCAAAATCACTCATATCAGTTGGTGTTTTTAACACGATAATATCAAACTGTTTTCCTATTCCCTGCATATACCCAGCAATACCACTAATATCATCCATTGCTTCAGTTTTTACATTATTTAACGTGTTGTCTATATCTTTTAATCCTGCTTCAAAATTACCGTCGCCGTGGTCTGTGATTATTTTTTTAATACGAGGTAATACCTTTGCAGCTCCTCTTACCGTAAGCTTTTCCTGTGATGTATATAACAAAATAGGTCTTTTAAGGTTTAAATGTTTTTTAGCCAGCTTTGCTATATCTCTCATATAGGATTTAACATCAAGGTCTGTAGACTTCTCCAGCTCCTCACTTAGTATGATAGCCTCTGTTTCTTTAGGCATCTTAGGTTCTTCTTCTGGTTTTGTTTCTTTTTTAGAATTTATCTTACTTCTAGTAAAACCTTGTTTTTGATAATGCTCAAATTGCTCGTCCCAATATTCGTTTGTAGAATCTTGATTCTGAAAATCTCCTCCATCATCTACAGTAATATCTTCTATATCAGCTCTTGGGTCTAAACTAGTGCTACCACCTGCTGTTTCTGCTTCCCTTAAGCTTTGTTCTAAATCATTACGTTGGATGTATAAATTAGCAGCAGTATTTCTTTTTTCTCCTTTTTTAGGACCATATAAAGATTCAACTAACTCCATAAAAGCGTTGTACTGTTCATTATTAAATTTACCTTGTTGATCTCTTATAGTTTGCATTTCTTTTATCTGTTCTTCTAAAGAGTCTATTTGGGTACTAATATCTTTAATTTTCTTTTCTATGTTTAGGACAGTGTTTGGAGCTTGTTGGTCACTTATTCCTAAAGATTCTTCAGCACCCCTAGCTACTAAATCAGCAAAAGAAAATTCACGTTTTCCTTTATCCTCGGTGTAAACTACAAAATCGGGATCATTAAAACTTTGATCTGTTATAGGTTCACCCTTAAATGTTAGTTGGTAATCTGGATCATCTACTAAACTGCCGTATACACTAGTAAAGGTATCTGCTAGGCTTTGATAATATTGCTCATTAGGTAATGCAGCCATCCTACCTAATATTTTTCTATAACCATTAACTAAGGTAGGCATGTCTATTGTTTGTGGTAGTGTAAAGTTACCATCAGGATCCCTACTAGTAAGCTCAAAAGGACTATTCATAAATACTTCTTTTTCACTGCCGTCGCTAAATACTTTGTTTCTTTTTTTCCTACCCTTACTCTTAGCCTCTACGATGATACGGTCAAACTCAGGTTTTGCTTGTTCGTACGATTGTAATTTTTCTAAGGGTTTGTCATATTTATTAATAACAAAACCGTCTGCTTGTTCATCTATTTTATAAACCAGTTCTGTGTTGTTATCTGTGTCTACTGCTCCGAATTTGTTTACCTGCTCTATAAACTTTTTCAAAAGCAACCTAGAGTACTTATTTTCTTTTATAGCGTTATCAAATTCTTGACGAAATTTAGGGTGGGTAAGAAGCCTGGCATTCTTAACTTGTTCATCGTTTGGCACTTGGTCATCTCTGAATTGCAAATTAGGCGCTCTCCAGGGGTTTCCATTTCTATCTACAATAGGTTTACTACCTTCTTGTAGAGTAGGTGTAACATCTACTCCATCTTCTGCCACATCTGCAACTTGTGCATATTTACCAGTCTCATCCCTAAGACCTGTCATACCTTCAGGGTCTGCAGTACTTGTTCTTCCCATAATTTCATCAGCCTGTTCTTGAGTAAGAATGCTTATGTTTTTTGCTGTAATGTTATCTAAATCAACACCAGGGGTTTCTACAAGTGATGCTCTTTCATCTAAATGAGTTTCAGCGTCTACTATTTCGTAGCTATATTTGTCAGAGTTTGGGAACATTTTTTTAACAGCCTCAAAGTGTACGCCGCCGTCTTCTTTTGGGTCTCCTGTTTGATGGTAATGAACTAATGCACCCGTGTCTTTGTCTCTAACTTGAGCTACCCATGCATCTGAATTTTGTCTAGTTCTTGGGTATTTTAAAATTCTAGCTAACTCGTTATCTAATAGATTAGTGCTAGGCATGTTATTTTCCATGACCTGTTTAAAACCTTCTATGATTTGTGAGTCCGTAGAAAACAAAATACCACCTAGCTGCGTTTTGGTGTCTGACATATCATAACTAAACATTGAATTTGCAACGCCCGGGTATTCTTTTTTATACTTTTCAAGCTCCTCTAAGCTATTTACATCTACCCAGACAGCATCTTTATCTGCTTCTGGATCAAACATGGCATTAAACTGGCCCCTAATCCATTCTTTAGGTTCTATCTGTACTCCTTGTCCACCTGGTCCATACTTCTTCTGTATCATGCCGGCCATTGCATCTCGCTGTTGGTAATCCCTCAGTAAATTTTGAGCGCCTGTTACAGCTCCAGTAGAAATACCACCACCTAAACCAAAAGTTAAACCAGCAAGGGCCCCAGATGCTGCAGCTAATTGAGCGTCAAGCCTTGCTTGTTGCGCAGTATATTTTTCGTTTAGTTGACCTTCTATACGCGGGTCAAGCATTCCAAACTGTTGTAAAGAGTCTACTCCTTGTTGCAATGCTTCTGTACCAGCCTCAGCCACGGTGCTGATTCCTATTGTTTTAGATATATCTCCATAAGGTATAGATCCTGGCTTATTAGGGTTATCTAGCCTACCTGGACGGGTTATACCCGATTTAAAACCAGTAGCTTTTGTAAAAGCGCCAAATAACTTATTAAAAACGAGTGCTTCAGTAAAACCTCCGATTGCAGCAGTAGCAGTACCTTGCCCAAAAGATAAAGCTGCAGAAATAGGATCGTACATACCTTGATCTGCATAATTACTAAAAGCTTGTCCTGTTTGTCGTGGGAATTCAGACGCTGTTACCCCTGCCCCACTTCCTATAAATCTTCGTTTAGCTAAAACTTTTTTTTGATATTGCCCGTAAACAGCCCTCATTACATCTTTTTGTTCGTTAGTAAGAGTCTTTTTTAAAGCTGCTCTTTGGACAGCATCAGAGATAATATCTTTTGTAAAATGTGTAAAAGCGAGTTTTTCAGTAATGTCTTTTAGTTTCTTTTTACCGGCTGCTCCAGCCAAAACTGCAGCAGTACCTGTAGGAACTGATACAGGTGCTGACAGTCCAGCTAATCCTACTCCAAGAAGCGCACCTGTAATAGAAGTAAGAGCAGAAAGACCTGTCTCTCCGACAACAGCTGGGGCCCATTGCATAAAACCTTCAAAATCTGGTTCGTCTAAAAACTCTTCCCAAGCTTCCGCTGAATCTATAGCTCCAACTTGTTTAGACGCTTCATCTGCTTCTTTTACCCCTGCCATAACAGCGTTGTAAGCACCTTCTTCATTTCCAAATAAAGCTAAAGTAGCGCCTTTCATATATTCCATGTCAGCAGCAAAAGTTTTTAAGCTTTTTCTGTAACTCTGACGTATAGAATCAGCAGCATTAGCTGGTCTTATATTCTCAAATTCGTTTGCAAATTCAGGGCCACCAGGCATGGTGTCTGCGCCAGAAACCTTATCTAGCATATCTCTATAACCTATGATGGGGTCGTACGGCTCTTTTTGTCGCTCTCTTTCTTCGTTCTTAGATTTTATAAAGTCAAGGACTGGGTCTGACATAAACTACACACCTGATCCCGCCGGTAAATTACTTAAGTTAGGAACTATTGGAAATGTTGATGATAGTGGTTCTTTACTTTTTGAGTCTTTCTTTGTGTCTGGCTCTTCTTTTTTGTCTTTTTTAGGTTTGCCCTCTGTATCACCAATTGCTGTTAAGTTCTCTAGCATCCAATTATACTCAAGACCGCTTATTGCTTGTCCACGCACTAGTTCTGTTAGTGGGAGAGAGTCTTCTAGTTCTGCTCCGTCAGGGCCTATAGCAACAATCTTTACTGGATTTCCGCCTTCATAAACTAGAGCTAAAGTATCTTTTATACCATTAAGTAAACCAGCACCTTGCAGATCATTTCTACCAATATCTGCTATGTATTCGCCAGGAGCTTGTCCACTAATAAGCTTTCCAGTCCAACCAGTTAGAGTAGTCCACATTGACTCAGGGTTTTGTAAAGACATCATTATTTTCTGGCCAATAGCTTCTTCTTGCATAAACTTATGTTCTGTAAACCCACCTGCTTGTGCAAAGTTGTACACATAAATATTATGCCCATCTTGGTCCCACATTTTTTGTAAGCTTTCTCTCAACTCTTCGTTATCCCCAGCAGCAGCCATGTGTGCTTCATACGCTGCGTTTACATGTTGGCTACCTACCTTGCCTTTTCGATCGTTATTAAAATAGTCTTTAGTAATTGACTCTAATTTATTCTGGAATATACGTACTTTTTCAGTCTGTTCTAAGTCATCAGCCATACTAGAACTAGTTCGGAAAAGTCCTAATGGGAAACCAGGGTTAGAAACATCCCCTTTAGTTGCGTACTCTCTTAGAATTTTTGTAATTTCTGGGAAACTTTCTGCCAATTCTTGGGTAGCAGTTTTAAACTCAAGGTCGTTAGCTATTTTAACATCTTGGTCGGCTTTAGCTGCTTTTGCAATTGTTTCTGAGCGATATTTGCTTTCTTCAAATATTTGTTTTCTCCAAGCTAATAAGTCTGCGTTTTGGTTTTTTAACCTTTCTGTCATTGCAGTATAGTATGTTCGTTTTTCTGTTAGCGCCGCAGTATCTGCTGTTTGGTCAGCTCTGATACTTGTTCTTCTAGCGTTTTGAGCAGTTGCTAGGTCATTAAGTGTTGCCCCTGGTGCGCCTGTGTAAAACTCATTAAACATAGAATCGGCAGCTTCTTTTGGTGTTCTGCCATCTGGTAAAACCAACTTACCATCTGCATCTGTCCTAGCAGCTACAGTATTTAGCAATAATATTTCTTTATATTGCTCTTGCGCACTAACTTTTTGTTCTTTACGTTTTGCCATTAAATCAGGAATTGAGCCAATACCTTGTTCTTCTAAATCTGTAAATATTTGTTCTTTTTGTTGGTCACCGAAGTTATCTAACTCTCCTGAGTCTTTTAGGTTTTGTAGTTCGGTAGCTAAACGTTCTCCATCTAAGCCTTGTAAACTTGGATAAGCCTGTTCAAATGTTTTAGCTACACCTTGGGTGTTAACCATTACATCTTCTTTACTATCTACTTCAATACTAGGGTCTGTTTGAGAGGCTGGTTGGGATGCAACTGTATATTTAGGATTAGCAGCATACAGTGATTGTAAGTTTTTAAGGAAAGCATTTGTAGAACCTCTTCCAACATTTTCATCAAATACGCCATTAACAAGCTCAATCATGCTTTGATCAGAACCGCCGCCTATATTAGATAGCTCTATGGCGCTTTGGCTTTCTGCAAGATTTATAGCCCGGTCTCTCTTTGGCATCAATGCGCGCGCATCTGCATTAAGTTTATCTGCTCTAGCTTGTAGACCTGTTAGTATTTCTTCTCTCGTAGCAACCTGTGGTTGGTCATCTGCTTTGTCTGAACCAAATACATTTAGTAAAGAAAGTAAACCTTCTTGGTTTAGAGCAGGGGTAACGTAACCACGTAGGGTACCGTTTTCATATTGTTTTTTTAGTGCAATAGAATCAACATTACCTGCAGCTGCTGCTTGTTCAACTGAATAAGGAACTACTCCTTCTTTTGCTAGAATAGGAGCAAAAACTTGTTGATTTCTTTTCTTCTCAAGTTGCCCGTCTGGGGTTTCAGCATGGTATGTTCCCATCATATCATTCATCAATAACGCATTAGAATATTGTTCTCGATTTCCATCGCTAAGCGCTTCTAGTTTTTTCATTGCATCTGGAGCTAAAACAATAGTCCCATCAGATTCTTGAACAAACATTCCTCCTGTTACCTCTTTGCCCTCTTCATTTGTATGGGTTATATCCCCTAACAAAACTTGTAAATTTGAATCGTAGGTGCTTTTAGCGGCGTTACTCTGCAAGGTTTCTCTTGCCGCTTTATTTGCTGCGCTCTTGGTAAGATTCGCTTGGATAGTTGATGGTGCAGATAGACCTCTAGCAAATGCGTTTGCATATTCATTACTCATATTAAATCAAGAATGCTGCAAGTAATGCAGATCCCACTTGGCCTCCCATACCTATCATATTAGCACTATGTTGTGCTTTTGCATTTTTATATGCATTATATCTTTGACTTTGCATTTGAGCTGCTTCGTTCATTTGCCCTAATGCGTTTCTATTTACACCTTGTCCTATATTTATAAGATCAGAAAGCGTAGCTTGGTTAATTTCCCTTTGCGCAAGCCTTGCGTTGTTTATACTACCGGCACTTGCTAAAGCGCTTGATCTTTGTACGGTTCTTTCTTGTTGTTGTCTTTGTGCATTAGACATGCCCGCACCGCCGTAACGTTCTCTGTTTCGTGCGGCTATTTCTCTATTTAGTTTTGTATTGGTTTCTGAGTCTTTTCTGGCTCTATCAATCAAAGATGTGTCATTACGAGCTTTTAAAAGTTGTTCTTCAAACCCTCTAAAATCAGCAATATAGTTATCGTAGTCATCTCTAGCCATTTGAGCATAAATGCTTTGTGGATCACTCACGTCCCCTAAAGTATCTATCATCCCGCTCATTAATCTTGAAACTGCCATAATTTTTAACCGTAGCTCCCTAATGATAAACCTTCAACAAAACGCATACCGGCTCCTTCTGTTCTAGACTTACCGGGATCAAAGAACCCGTCGCCGGTAGACGCGTTTTCAATACCTTGGGCCAACATAGTTCCACCCATTTGGAATCCTGCTTTTAAATTTGCAGTTCTTACTGTTTGTTTTCTTTGGGCAGACTGTAAACTATCAGAAGCAGCTATACGTGCAGCCCCTGCTAACCCAGTAGTAGCATCTGCTTGTTGTCCTCTTGCAGTTGCTAAAACACCAATTTGCCTTTGTCTTTTACCAGCTAGTCCTGACGACTGTGCTTTACCTTGCATTTCTATAGACGCAGATAACCTATCAGCAGAAGAATCAACTGACTTAGTAGCCATAAGAGAAGGCTTATCTAAAGTTTGAGCTACGTCTGCGCCTGCTCTACCCGCAACATAATCGCCGTAGTTTTCTTTTAAAGCTAGATCGCGTTGTTCTCTTAATAAAGGGCTATACGCTTGGTTAAAATAATCTTTTTCAGCTTTTGCTACTTTAGCTTGTACTTTTTCAGCTTCTGTTGCTTGATATTCTGATTTTTTAGGTCCTTTACTCATTTAACTTTTTTCCTATAAACTTTTTCTGTACTCCAACCATCTGCAACAGCGTAAGGTTCTAATTCTGGTATATGAGACCTTGCTTCTATATACCTACATCCAGCTTCTGATGCTAGGTGGTTAAACCACTCTTCATGGGCCATCCAATTGTGGCCTCCTTTCTCATAAGTATACGCTAACCACATATACAATGTCTTGTCTTTTGTAAACTGATCTATTTCGACAGCCAGTATCAAAAAACCTACAGAAGAAGTGTAAAGAAAAGCCCTTTCATTCACACACTCGCTGTAAACATCTTCAGGAATAAAAGTAATAAAAGGATCTTCTTCTATTATCTCAACTATGCCTGGTTTTACCTTGTCCCAACACTGACGTATATCAGTATAGACAGGCTCCTCAATAGTCGATTTCCTTTCCGTACTTTCCATACCGTCTCCTTGGCATACCTATTCCTTTGTACTTAACAGTTCTCTTTACCCCAAGGTCTCCACCTCGGGCCCTTAATTCTGCTTGTTTTAATTCTTGGTTAAACTGAAATGAGTACTCTTGGGCAGCCCCTATGTCAGTCCATTCTCTGTTTGGCATCCTAAGTAATCTATATAAGGTGCCATATATAATTGCATCTCTATATTGATTAGAAATTACAGTATCTATGTTGTTTGAAGTTCTACTTGGTTTTAAAGCTACGCTCGCTATAACTTCTTTTGACCCACTCGGTACTGGAACTATCCAAAAAGTAGAGGGTGTTTTTTGTAAATAGACGTGGGGATTGCCTGTTCTGTTCCTCCAATCTGGATAATTTAACTCCAGGCTACGTGGGCTTATGGGGTCCATGTCGTTCCCATCATGTGTCATTAGTAATACTTGATGCACTTCTGTACCTGTGGGTATATCAAAATCATATTCATAAACCCCAGAAATTGTATTAAAAGGGTCTATATCAAGAATGTATGCTTTTGATCTTTCACAAAACTCTATTGTTGCAGAACGTAAATTCTGTTCTACCAAAGAGTCTGGACACAAAGGTACGTAAGGTAGAACTTCTTTAACTAAAGAAGAGTAGGCTGCCACATTTACCTACCTTGCTGTTGCATTACCTTAGGAACAGCGCCTATGTTAGAAACTGGATCGTTGTTTGGATCTAACAACATTTGAGCTTGGTTGCCCTGCCCAATACTAGCTGTAAATAATTGGTAATGGTTTTGTGCTCTTTGTGCATTTCCTGCGTACTCTGCATCTTTCATATATGATCTGTATAGCACAAAATCAATAATCGCATTTGCATATATGTCATCTACACTAATAGTTGCAGAACCGTTTGCTAAATCTGTTGGTGAATTAGAAAATACAATCTCTACATACGCGTTACCAGATACTCCTGGATATACATAATAGTTTCTTGGGTCATCTTCATCAAACATATAATGTTTAACTATTGTTCCGTGTGCTGCATCCCCAGATACAGTTGGATCGTTCCAATCTGGTTCTTGTGTGTTTAAAATATCAGCATTTACTATTCTAATAGCTCTTTTACCAGTAGCACTACTACTTGTACCATTCATGTTTCTAGTTAGTTTAATCAACCTTAATCCACCAGATGGTAAAGCCTGTTTAGTGCCCGCAACCAGCTGTACGTTAGAAGTTGTTGCTGATGACTCAGGTCTGAAATTTACAATTTCTCTCTGAGCGTCGTTTATATACCTAATTAACTCAGCTTCTGGCCACCTAACACTTGTAGTGTCTTGTAAGGTGTCCTGAATTCTAGCTAGTAAATTAGCGCCTGTAAGTGTCCCTGCCATAATATATTACTCCGCTGCTTTGATTTCCTCTATTAAATCTGATTTCTTTTTGCGTCTATCGAGTTCGATACCTATAGTACGACCGTGAGCTTCTAGTTCAACTTTTGTCATAGACTCTAAATCTATTGACTCTTCTTCAACTACAACTTCTTCTTCGACTACAACTTCTTCTTCGACGACTAGTTCTTTAGCGACCGGAGCTTCCTTTGCTCCTTCTTTTACTTCTTCACAACCTGCTTGTAAACAAAGTAGTCCTAAATCATGACCTACTTGTTTTGGCTCGTGTGCTACTAGATGCACGCTTGCACCCCAAGTAGAGGCCACCGTTATGTCTTCTTTTGATTTTATCCACATAATTTTACTCCTTAAATATGGGTGACTTTAGTAAGCCACCCATAAAATATACCACAATTAGTATGCGACATCTAATCTAACAACACCGAAGTCTTCAGATTGTCCTGTGACATCTGAATGATACTTAGGCTTCTTAAGACCAAATATTTTACCAATTGAAATACCGTTCTGGTTCCCGTAGTCGAATGTATCTTCTACTATCTCTGGAGCACCAATATCAGCCATAGCTAATGCTTGAGCACCACAGAATAAACATGAAGATCCATTTACGTCAGCATCTGCACCCCACTTATAACCAGCAGAACCAGCATTACTTGAAGTACCTGATGTTGCGCCAGTAGTGTTGAACACATGTCTGAACTCGTGAACCATAATTCCGTCTACCATTAGACTTGAAGAACCTGAGAATAAGCTTGAACCTGGTCCTCTTACTCCAGCTTGTCTTACGTTAGCAAGGAAGTCTGAATCAAGTTTTAGGTCAGCCATTACTTGAGGTGTCACAAATAAATGATATGTTTCATCATTACCTGCGCCTCTTAGTCCTCTGATGTACTGATCTTTAGCATAAGCTTTTAGATCAACAATGGCGCTATAGCTTAGTTTGTCAGCTGCAGCAACTGCAGTAACATCACCAGCTACGATACCATTAGTAGCATCAAATCTTCTATGTCTATTAGAAGTTGGGGCGGTTACGTCTGAACCAAACACTAAGTCGTTTAGATTTTGACCTGAATTCATTTGCGGTCTTAAAGCACCGTTATTTTTCAAGTTATATCCAATACCACTTAAAGTAAGGAACGCTAATTGGTCCATTCTGTCAGCCATTGCATAAGCAAGAGCGTCTCTTGAATGTTCCCTAAAGTTCACAACTGATTTTTGATCAGCCAGTCTACCAGACAGTCTGTTCGCAAATCTTAGTTGGTCGAGTCCTACGACTATGTCGAAAGCTCTTAGTGCCTCTTCATTCCCTTCGAGAGTGTTGTCTCCAACAATACCATCACCAGTCATATCGGCTAAAAGTGTTAATACAGCTCTAGCTCCTTTTTCTGATTGAGTAAGTTCAGATATAGTCTGAACCATTGCGTTAGATCCGCTACCCGCGAATTGGTTAATGAAAGACATATTTCTAGCTACACGCCAGAAATCACGAGACCAGATCGTTAATTGTTCACTGGTCAACGCAGCAAAGTTTGTATTTGCCATGATAAGTCTCCTATCATTAAAGTTTATTAACCAGTCGACTTATTGGAGCGACTATTTATCCGTATACCCACTATCGTAGGGGAAACGCTCTCGTTGTTTGCGGGCACGACCCCGACCAGCTTAACGCCTTGATGGGCGAATAACGTATGTTTTACAGGAACGACCCTGGTAAGATATCGCTCTTACGTGCGAACTTATTTTCAATATACCACTATTTATCCGAAATCACCACGCATTCTACGTAAAGTTTCTGCTGGTAACGCATCAAATTCATCAACGGATAAAGTGTTGATATCTAATTTTTTCTCTATTTTAGTTTTACCTTTCATAGAAGGCGGTTGAGATTCAGCAGCTTCCATTTTCTTTTGTGTGTTTGCTACTTTCTTTTTCTCTACTATTTTTTGTTGTACTGTATTAACTTTTGGTGCTGGTGCAGGAGTGCCCACTATGTATTTTGCAGCTTTATCTAAAGCATCCGCTGCACTAAAACCTTGGACTACAAACGCATCTCTTAAATCTAAAACTTCTTGTGTTTTAACTTCGTCAAAGTCAGCATGTGTTTCATTTAAAATAGGGAAACTTTCAGCTAGCTGTGCAGCTTTAGCCTGTAGTGCAGATAACTCTGTACTTTGTTCAACTGTTTTACCCATTCTATTTTGAACTTCAAACATCATAGATTGACGTTCTGCATTTCTAATTTCTGCGCGCAATTTTGAAGCGTCTGTAGTTCTACCATTTAAAACATATTCTTGATACTCAGCTTCTTTTCCATCAAAGTCATATTCAGGTTCTCCTTCTATGGGCTCTATAGGATTAGTAGCTTCTTCTAATTTTTTAGCTAGTGCTTTTTGTTTTGCTAGGACTTCATCAAACCTAGACTTAGGAATCATTGGCTCTTTTGGCTCAGCAACTGCTTCCGGTACTGTTCCTTCAGATTGTTGTGTATCTGCGCCATCTTCTGCCAATACTGTTTCTTCTCCTGAATCTTCTGCACTTTCATCTGCAGCTTCAAGGACTTCCTCTTCTGCTTCCTCTTCAAGCTCTTCAACTGGTTCTTCTTCAGCCTTAAGTTCTTCGACTTCTTCAATTTCGTCCTCCTTGGGAAATTCTACTTCTTCGTCAGGGGTATCGAAGTTCATATCAACTTCAAATCCTTTTGCATCTTCTTCAGTTTTTGCATCTGCACCTGGCATAGCGTCAAACAGTACTTTGTCATCTACTACTTCCGGGGTTTCAGTTTTTTTATTTTTGGCCATTATTACCTCCTTGTGGTTTTACGGCAGCAGCAGCCATTTTAACTGCGGCTTGTGTATCGCTTTGCACCATACGCATGTCGTTTGTCATCCTCGACAACTTCTCACGTAGTTCTAGCTCTTCACGTTTTGCTTGTAGTTTACTTTGTAATTCAGCAACCTTCAACTGTGGATCAGCTTCAGCTTGTTCTACTTTCGCTACATTCAGAGCAGACTCAGTTTGCAGTCTAGTTACTTCTGCTTCTAGTTTTGCAATCTCAAGCTGCGTACTTCTGATTTGTGATTCCATTTGGAATTGTTGTAATTGTATTTGCTCTTCTGTTGGCGGTGCAGTTCCTTCTTGCTGTCTAATTCTTTCTGCAATATCAGCCTTACGCGCAAGGTGTGAATACTCTACTATCATATCGTTTGGTATAGGCACTCCAACATTTCTAAGTTCAATTGCTTCAGCAAACTGCATTTCATCAAAGTTATCTCTAGCAGGAGCAGTACCAACAATTACATCATATTCTCCTATAGTAAGATCATTTATGATCTGACCTTCTGGAGTCATTTGATTAACTGATACTTTGTTTCTTGGTTTAAAAGGGTCTTGCTCGTCAGTTACTTGGATAATTCTTTCTTCTGTGTAATAAGTTTGTACCATTTGTAAAACTTTCTCAGCTAGATATTGTCTTGTCTTTGTAAGATTATCTAAAGGCACTTGTAACAACATAGAACCTCTATTTTGTTTTGCTTGAATAGCAACACCAGAAACTTCTGGACTATCCATACCGAGCATGGCTTCTGTAATACCACTAATTTGTTTTATATTAGCTGCTGCTTTTTGTCCTATTCTATCTAAACCTGTAGGTATTTGGTTTGGTGGTATTTTTCCAGGAGGAGTAGAACCACGGTTAAATTCTAATACTAAACCAGTTTCTGCGCCGTGTTCTTCTAGGTCATCGGCTGTCATGCCAGATAAAGAACCAGACTCTACAATCCATCCACTATTAGCAGTTGTGTTTACTATATGTAGTTCTTGAGAAGTAATTTTGTTTAATTGTTCTTGAGGTGACAATAAATTTCGGACCATACCGAACGGTTTTCCTCTACGAAAGTATGGAAAATAAGGCACGATTGTAAAATGGTCATAAGGTGAAAAATCATCGAATAACACTACGGTATCCGCGGACACGGTCCAACGGACTC